TTGTTACAAAATGCAACTAAAATTGCATTGAATTTAACAGAATTTGATGTTACTCAGAAACAACAAAGATTCAAATATTCAACCAGAGTATTTCAAACAACACCATCTAAAACCGATGGTGAGATTAGTATTCCTATTCAGATTAATGTTAATCAACAAGGATCTATTGAAAACTGGAATACTATGAAAGCTTGGTATGATTTAGTATTCAATTCACAAAATGGTGCTCTTCACTATAAAAGTGATTTAATTGGTACTATTATTGTTAATCAACATGATAAAAAAGGTGTTGTATTAAGAAGAGTTACATTCCAAAACTGTCAGATTAAAAAAGTTGCAGGATATGAATTGGATTGGTCACAAAATGATATTGTTGGTGAAGTTATTTGTGATTTTGTTTATGATTACTTCATTGATGAATACATTGATAATAACTTTACAATCAATCCACCATTGGTTTCAGGTTATTAATCTTAAATTATATAAAATAAAAAATCCATCATTTGATGGATTTTTTTTATTTTAGAATTTTGGCATTTGCATATTACTTGTCATATTCTGTGCACTTTTCATCATTGAACCTGTATCAGGCATTGATGAAGATTGTGATTCTTCATCTTTTTTACGTTGATTATCTTCTTCCTCAATAATCTCATTTACAATGTTAATATTCTCTTCTAACATCCAATAAGGCCATTCATCCATAGAAATTTCTTGTGTATGAAAGTGTTTTTGAAGTAGTAACTTATTCTTTAATATATGCTTCAAAGGCATCATGAATAACGAAAATACTTGATGTTCCGTTGGGAAACTGCATCTCTGCCACGACCTCCTCACCGTCATCAAAAACCTTTTTTAATTCTTTAATACCAAATGTCATTTTACCAACTGCAGCATTTAAAAACTGAAAGTCTGTATCACTCATATTTTGAAATTCTATAAGTTTTGCTTTAATTCCATCATAAGTAATACTTGTTCTATTACCTAACATAAATGGTATAATTTTTAAAAATGATAAGTTTGGTGTAACTTTATTGTTATTTTCTTTGATAATATAATCAGTAAATGACTTTTGTAAACCAATATTTGGAGGTGTTAATTCAAATTGACCACCTGACTTAGTTTCAAAATAATAACAATTACGTGCAGTACTGAAATACTTACCTAAATTATCATCAATTTTGTGGAAAACAAAGTTTTTTCTAGTTAATTCAATTTGAACTTCTTCACCTTTTGAATTTACTGCAGGTACATTCAATGTATTACCTTGTTGGAATGTTAATTCTCTAATTAAGAAAATTAAGAATAATCTGTCTTGATCCTTTACTTCTAAAAATGAACCAATTTTACCATCTGGGTATTTAATTCTAACACATGCTTGTAACATGTCATTCATTTTCTCTACAATATCATAGAAATTGTTATCATCAACCATTGAGTATGCCTGAATTTCTTTTACTTTAGCAGGTCTTACCATAAATAAAGTTCCTGTTGGATAGAATTGACCACAAGGTAATTCTCTAATATCACAATTAAAATATTGTAAATCATCAACTCTTGCTACCTCAACTTGAGGTTCTTTATTAAATGGAATATCTGATGAAAAAGGTGTATTTTTACCAGCTTCCATATCTCCTAAGTGTCTTTTTAAGTAATCTTCTTCTGACATCTCATCTTTTTTATTTGACATAATTTATTTTATTATTTTTTATTACATATTATATATTGATATGTATTCTTTCTCTATCTTTATTATATATAATAATATAAATTATGTTTATAAAAAAACCCTTAGATTTCTCTAAGGGTTTTTATTTAATTTATTATGAATTATGCATTTAAGAATCCTCCTGCTGCAATAGCACCAGTTCTTAATATTGTAATATTATTTACAATGATTCCCATACCTTTGATTGGTTCTACATAAGTATCAAGAACACCAATTTGGTTGTCAATGATTTCTGCTGTATTATTCTCATCATCCATTTTGTTAAAGTAGTTGTATAAACCATTTTTACTTACATAAGTCTCACAGATAACATCTGCTCTTAGTTTAATTTCAGCTCTAACATCTGGAGTATTGAATTTCCATTGGTAGTCAAGTAACATTCTTGATAATTCTCTTTCAAGTTCAATTAACACCTCTCTAGTGTGAATATAAGAAAGTGCAGATTTGTATAGTACCAAAGCAGTGTTTTCTGTTTCAATAACATAACCTCTATTCTTTTTCAACACAATTGGATTAATTTGAGCTGGATTTAAGAAATCAATATCACTTGGATCCCAATCAATCTCTAATCCTGCAATGTTTGTAACTCTACCATTTGTAACACCTGCTGCAATTGTCCAAGGAGTAACTGAGCTAACATTAGAAATATGTTTTCTAATATAAGTAGTTGCTACATAAGATGCAGGTGGGAAGTTTAATGGTCTACCATTATCATTTACCACTACATATGGAGTAAAGTAACCAACTGCAGAAACACCAGTTCCTTCACCAAATGAATACAAGAATGCAGGATTACTTTCTGGATTTCCTCCTTTTGCAATAAACTCTGCTTGTAATACACCTTCTGAGTTAACAAAACTTGGTGAAGATGAGTTTTTGAATGCTCTAATTGATGGCATATTGATAAAACCAAATGCATCTAATCTTTCACCACAAATATCAACTAATTGTTGTTTAGATTTTTCTGTTAATCCTAATCCAAATGCATCAACTAAATATCTAAAGTCAAATGCTTCTTTATTTGTTAAAGCTTTGAATAATGGAGTTCCTTTAGCAACACTATTCAAGATAGTATTTTGTCTTGCTTCTGTACCATCAGGTAATGACGCCTCTCTAATTCTAAATCCTTTTAATGAAATAGTTTTATAAGTTGTTGCATATTGGTCAATAGTTACATATCTTGTTGTTTGAAAATCTCCACTACCAAGAACTAATTCAGTTTTTAATATTTTAGCATCACAAGTGATTTCAGTTAATGAAGTATCACCTGCATATTGTCTTTTACTTAAAACTCTTGTAAGTTTTCTAGCATATTGTTGACCAAGAGGTAAATCAATTCCTGTAGTATCTGCTTCTAAGAAATCACCAACTTTTAATTCAGTGTATCTTGCACCATTAACTAATACTTTATTAGGAACTTGAACATATCCAGTAGGAGTTTCAATTTCAATAGTTTGTTTCAAGTTTGATAATTCAGACTGAACGTAGAATGTATTGTTTGCAATAGTATCAACTACTGATGATGCAGTTAATGTCTCATCCACAAATGCCGCTTGTAAATTACCATCTGTATCAATATACATACTAAGATAGTTTTTATTATCAACTGCAAATATAATATTCACATCAGTTAATGACTCATAAGTAACATTCTCAGCAACTTCATAAGCAAACCAACCATTATAATTTGAATTTAATGCTATTGCTAATTGTGCAGGAGTTTGTCCTGTTGGATTAACAGTATTATTAACTATTGTAAATACTCCTGTGTTTAATTCAGAAGAAGGAACTATAATATGTTCTTGTGAAGTTAAATTAATATCTTTGTTTAATATAATATAGTTATAACCAGAATACTCTGAATAAACATCATTTGTTGCAGTTTCACCACCTATAAAAGTAAATGAAACTGTATCAACTGCTGGATCTAAATCTGTTGCATCTCCATTAGTATCAACATATAATCTATTATCATAGAAGAAATCCCCTGTATTGATTTTACCATTGTAGAAATCTAAATAGAAATCAGAATATTTACCTACAGATCCTGTAGCACCTGTAGCAACTTCTTCTTTTGTAACAACAGCTTCTTGACCTAATATAAATTCATTGTCTTCTGTGTATAAAGTTAACCAACCATTTTCTAAATCATTTGTTGATGAAGTCATCAAGTTTAAAACAAATGATTTGTTTTTTATTGGAGAAAATTCAATGTCTGTAATAGTAGAATCAACTAAACTATGTTTAGTCATTGATGTTGGGTTTTGATCTACTAATAATGTAAGTTTATTTTTATTAACACTATCAATTTTATCAACTAACCAGTTAAACATTTTATACTTTCTTAATTGAGCATAGTTTTTTAATGAACTATTAGTATTAGTTCCAATAAAGGTAACTTTAATAGATGAATCAAATCCATCTGCAGGTGTCAATGACTCAATATAAAAATCAGGCGCAGTTCTATTATCTGGAGTGTTTGTATCTACAATTTCTTGACCAAATACAAAATCCTTATAACCATTTGCATCAACAGATATATCAGTAAATACACAATTTTTGAAACTACCTGAAACAATAGTTAATTTAACATAACCAAGTACTATATCATCTTGACTAACACTTGGATTACTATCTTTAACTAAACTATTTTTGATATTAATATTTCCTGTTGTATCTAAATAAAATACTGATGTATATGTACCATTAGCAGGATAAGCAGTAACTGAAATACTAAATGATTTATATCCTAAAGTACTAGTAACATTAACCTTTGTATCATTCATAATTGCAAATGCATTATTACCAATGTTATATGTTATGTCATAAGTAGAGGAACCTGTTGTAGTACCACCATTTCTAGTAATATCAAATACAGAACCTTCACCAAAATAACCAGTTCTAAAATTACCATTTGATACAAT